TTATTTAAATCGTACTCTAACCAGACAATTTTTACCTTCCAATGAAGCGAACAATCATTAATAAACTTTAAAGTTTGTGGCATTTCTCTGCCAGTATTAGCAAAACAAACTACTGCATTATCTGGTAAACCATCATTGTAATCCATGATTTGTTTCAACATGAAACCACTTGTTCGTCCTCCAGAAAAGGAAATGACACAATTATTATCTGGTAACTTATACATTGTCTCTTGCTGTTGTCGCTTCATACTCGCCTCTACTCATATCGCCATCTGTAGCTCCAAGCCACTTTCTTCCGCCACTTGTGCTAAATGAATATTTTGCTATTCTGCTTTCCTGTATTAAATCCCTTACTAAACCATCAATCATTCTTTGTGTGCAATTATTAAGAACATTAGGTGCATCTGTATCTGCCGACATTCTTTGTAATATAGCATCAGCACCAGATTGTTGAGTTAATGCCCTTCCTTCTCTTTCACAATCTGCAATCCAAACAAACAATGCGTTCTTCTTAATCTCTTTGTTGCTTCCACTATGTAATCTTGTTATGTCCTCACTTCTATCGTCAAGCAATCCACTATGTTCATCTCTAATAAAATGCCTTATGTTTCTGTTCGCTGGACCATTAGACTTTACAACAGCACCATCAAAGCATTTGTTTCTTTGGTATTCTATCCCTAAATCTTGACATCTTCTTCTTCCTGTCGCTTCATCTATCTGCCATAAAGCAAAAGCACAACGAACACCATCAACCAATGCTGATGTTCCTCTAATCATGTTTCTTGCTTGTTCAGGGCTATTGACTACCAAATCATCTTTTATTTTTGTCATATGGTGGCACATAACAACAGATGCCCCTGTTTCTGTAGCTATCTGTGCAAGTAATCCAGTTAAAGCCGCTCCTGCCGCTGGATCTGAATTAACATCTGCATGGACAAAAGATGCCAATGGATCAAAAACAATAAGTTTCAGATTATTCATCTGCAATATTTGTTCGTACAACTTATCAAATTCATCACTTGTTCTATAACCATCATGGGTTTCTTGAAGTATTGGAAAAACACCCCCAACATTAGGCAAACTCACGATTCGCAACTCATGTTCATATGAGTTTCTTGATGTTTCTTGATCTAACCTTTCTATTCTTCTGTGCATTTCTGATTCATCATCTTCTGCTGTAAAAATAATTGAATTACCAAACTCACTAATCATGCCACCAAAAGAACTAGACATAGGAATCCCACTCGACACCTTCATGGCTAAATCCAATGTCATCATTCCTTTTCCTGCGTCGCCAGCAGCAGAAAAAATAATAGGCACACCCAGAGGAAGTGTATCTGCTATTAAAAATTTCTGCTCTGGCGCCTTACCTTCAAACCTATTAATTAAAAGGCTATCATCTAATAGGTTAATATTCTTTTTAACTTGCTTTACATTGGTATTTAAAAAATCATTAATATTAAAATGTTCTGCCACAGCATCTACTACATCCCATCTCTCTGGTTTACCTCTTGGTGGTGTAAGCATAGTTACAGACTTAGCTCCAGCATTTAAAGCAAGGTCTTGCACAAGTTCTGCTACTTTTTTTCCAGCAGAATCATTGTCTGGCCATATAATTAGTTCTTTGTCATGTAGTGGCGAGAAGTCAAATAGGTTAGCAGACTTTCTTGATAACATACCTGCGCCACCCATAGTGCAAGTTGCAGTATATCCAAGTTCATTAAGTGCATCTGCACATTTCTCGCCCTCTACCCAAATAGTTTTAGATGATGCAACTATGTTCGGTATATTGTAAAGTGGTCGTACATCTGGCATCTTTGGATAATTGCTACCACCAGTAAATTGTCTAAACTCTTTCTTGGGCTTTCCGTGACCATCTAATATTGGATTGCCTTCATTATCTTTTGCATTGTATCTGCGAACAAGACAAAGCAATTCACCTTGTGCATTTAAATATTTGTGTTCACTATCAAAAGGAGTGTTAATATTAATTTGTTGTTTAATTTCTGTATTTATTATCGGAGGCAATACATCTTCTAAATTAGGTCTTTTTTCTTCTCCCAAATAATCTGCAAAATATTCTCTTACTTCAGACAATTTCATTCCCCTACCTTCCATTAATATCTTAACAATACCACCAACCCCATCTGCACCATTAAAGTCCTGCCCTTTCATAAAATAAGGAGATCCAGGGTTAATGTCTATTTTAAGAGATTTACCAGATTCACCACTTAATGAACCAATCGCAAATTGATCTCCACGAACAACACCATTAGGATATGTATCTTTTAACACATCAACTTGAATTTGTGCTGGAACTCTATCACTTATTAATTCTACTAATTCACGAGCATCCATATCCCGTTTGCTATTGCCAAATCTAATTATGTTCATTAAAGTCTCCATTGATGGCAATGCAATTAGCTACCTTCTGTATTGCCATCACTAATTACTCCAACAAGTGTCTGCAAATTGACAAAACTTACAATCAAATATATCTCTGTTTTGTGCAATTCTGGGTAAAATTTCTTTTTCTTTTGTTGCTTTTAAAATATTCACAGCCCTGTCACTAGCATATTGGGCTAGTTCTTGATTAAATGGTACAAACTCATAATAAATTTCACTTGTATTTTTATTGATAACTGTAAACAAACATGGATTGTCTGTAAGTTCCATATAGGCTTGGTATAATGCCACTTGAACCTCATATGTATGGTTAGCTTTTATGCCTTTCATCTTGAAATCTCTAAACTTTTTTTCATTTGCAGATTTATTTTCCCAAAGCATAGGATATTTTGTATCAACAGGGCCACCACATATAACCCCATCAATGTGTCCTTTTATCTCATCATCTGCTATTGAAAATCCAAATTGTTTTCCATTATTGTCTATTGTTCGCAGATCAAACCCAGCATTTCTTATCCAACCTGCCATGCTGTCCTCTAACTCATGCCCTAATTGAAAGACTCTTAATGTTCTGGCATCAAATGTTTTGCCTTCATCTGGTTTTTGTCCCATGTAAATATATTGTATTTTTCTTGAACACTTATCGCCTAACATAGAGCCACCTAGATATTTTCTTCTAGGCTCAGAATTATTTTTATCAACAATAGTATTGTCTATTACTTCTTCAAAAAGGGGGATCAAATTGTTCTTCTTGTTCTCTTTCGTATTTTTGCTCGTGCGCATATTCAAGAAGTAATCTATCGTAGTATTCTTTTGTAAATTGTTTGTCATTCTCCATGCCTTTTGAAAATTGCATAATTAATATTGTAACTACTATCTCGTCTTGTGTTAAATCGCATAATCTTTTCTCCCAACCTATTTTTTCAAATAATTTTGTTAAATTTTTTAGTGCATCGTCTCCGATGGTGAGCTTAGCCAACTATTTCCTCCTATATCTTTGTCATTATAAAATTCTGCCTTAAATACTTCTAATCCCTCAAAATAAGCAAATATAATCCCACTTAATAATTCACAATCCATTCTTTTAATACTATTGTGCATTGCATCAACTACACTTCCATAAACCTTCTCTGGGCTATCTGAAAAAGAAAAAGGTATATACATTTTAATTTTTTTGTTGTCTTCAACACCAGCTTTGTTCTCTACATTTAAAATGTAATTAACTTCCATTCTTGCCACTTTTTGCCCCTTGATTTATTTCGCTTTTACCTTCTGCCCACAAAGCTGCAAATCCAATTATATCTATAGGATTATCCATGTGCTTTATATTTTTTTCAGTATTACCTCTATCTCGTACAAGTTTACCAACTATAAAAATTTTATATATGTCTTCAAATGTAAGATCAGATTTAAGTTTATGTCTAAGTAAAATATTTAATATTTTGGCTATTGAATCATGCGTTTCAAAAGCATCACCATATGTTCTTGCTCTTGAGCCATTTATTAAATCATCTGCTTTTTTTAAAGCTTCACTACGCTGCATTATTGTCTCCTTCATAATAACTTAAAACTTTGCCATCTATTTCTTTCTTATTCCACATATAATTTAACCAACAAGCTGCTTTATACTTATTCCAACTAAAATCCATTGGTCTAATAAACTGACCTAAATTAGCTAAAGCATCTCTTTGTTTCATTGTAACACCTTCATTAAGCCATCTTTTACCCTTCTTTGCACCATCACTATCCTCAATGCCCCTCAGAAAGTCATCAGCAGACGCAATAGCTTGTTCTTTAGTTCCTACACTTACAACCCTTAAACGCCCCTTATTTCGCTTTATAATCGCCACAGATGTGTCATTTAGATGTGCGACTAATCCAAAACCATTAAATCCACTAGCCATCATACATCTATTGTTTTCAAACAAATCAATCCATCTAAATGGCGATCTGTCCATTAAATCAACTTCTGTCATAGTAAAGTTTTCAAGAACTTCTTTATCTTGTGTACCAAATTCATAACCACAAATAGGGCACTCACGAGAAGACAATGGAACTTCACATTGACACTCTGGACATACTTTGTTCGGTGCTTCACCAGACCTACTTGGAGGTGTTCCCTCTAAATCAACACCTTCATCAAGCGACCCATGTGTTAATACACTTGTGCCAAAATCTAAAACAATACAATCTTTCTTTATTAATCCTGGATATTCCCCTTGATTAATTGTTCTAAGACCACGACCAATCATCTGTACCATTGTAGACTTGTACGAACATGGTCTTGTTAAGATAATACAACTTACAGGTGGTGCATCAAATCCCTCTGTTAAAACAGCAACATTAACAACAACTTGCACATCGCCATGTTCTAAATCATGCAATATTTGTTTTCTTTCTTCTGATGGTGTATCGCCAACAACTATTTCTGTTCGCACACCAAACCTCCTAAACTCATCACAAACATCTTGTGCATGGACAACTGTACTACAAAAAACAATCGTCTTTCTTTCACCAGCTTTTGTTTGCCATTCTTCCACAATCTTTTCGTTAATGGCTCTTTTGTTCATAATTCTTTCAACTTCACCCATATCAAAATCGGTAATAGTCTTACGAACATTCTCTAAATCTTTCTGCACACCAACATCAACCACATAAGTTTTTGGTGGCACAAGAAAGCCCTCTCTAATTAATGTGCTAATTTCAATCTGATGAGCACAATTATTAAAAACTTTCTTTAAACCTTTTTTATCTCCACGATTAGGAGTCGCTGTAAACCCAACAATCTCAACAGAATTGTTTGCTTCACGAACTCTATCTAAAATTCTTAAATAAGTATCTGCAACTGCATGATGGCTTTCATCAACAACAACCATGTCAAAATGGTTAATATTGTTTAAATTGTTTTCTCTTGATAATGTTTGCACCATGCTAAATATGGTATCACCAGACCAATCTTTCTGTGATCCATCAACAATACTTGTAGATATTGTTGGATTAACTCTTTTAAATTTATCTTTGTTCTGCCCAACAAGTTCATCTCTATGTTGAAGAATTAAAACTTTGTTTCCAACTTTATGTCTTTTACCAACCAATGCAGACAACATAATGGTCTTACCCGCACCTGTTGGTGCTACAACAATCGTGTTCTTATGTTTATCTAAAGCAGTTGAAGCATCGTCTACTGCTACTTCTTGATAAGGTCTAAGAATCATTGTTAGATTTTTCTTTTAAAAAGTTTTTATTTCTACACTTTTTAGTGCAAAATCTTCGTTTCTCTCCATATTGTCTTAAATTAACTTTCATAATGTTATGACAATTTTGACAATAATCTTCATAATAAGAATTACTTTTTAAAAATTTAATTGTATCATTTAACGATCTAACTCTTGATTCAAGTTCTCTTTTTGCTTCTCTAAATGTTTTCATTAAATTACCTTTCACTGCTAGATAAAAGGGTAGCTTTGCGGCATCGGTGCTACCCAGAACCGACATCTAGCAGACGAGAAAGGTGTCCTGCCGCTAGAAACCTAGAAACCTATTGCTTTGCCCAAGGTGGCACAGTGTTAGAAGCAGAAGCCTCTGGTGCTTGTTGGGTTTGTGCATTAGGTTGCGTAACCTGTGGTTGTGGTGGTGTAACAGGCTGTGTTGGTGTAACAGGTGCAGAACTTGATCCAATGTAACCTTTGTCTGAAATAGTCAAAGGAATAACCATTTTATTCTTATCTGCATATCCATTAGTACCTTTCTCAATACCAATTTTTACACAAAAATCAACACCATCTAATACTTCTAGTCCAGCTAACTTTCTTCTTGTGTTAGCTTCTGGTGAAGTATCGCTTGGCTCTAAACCATAAGCACTATCAACCATTAGTTTAATGGTTTTAAGACCAATAGTTTTAGTCCAGGGCATACCCGTTTCAGGGTTTACCTTACCACCATCAAGCATGATATTTTGCCAAAACTTTCGTTTGTCAAATTGACCACCCATAACAGTAAACTCACAATCAAGCCATTTAGTTCCACCCATATTAGACTTGAATAATGGCTCATTTGAAAACTCAGCAATCATATCTGAGCCTCTTTTAATACTTAACACTACACGAGCAATAGTGCCAGCAGGAATTAAATCAAACTCTTGGTTTGAATCTACCTGAACATTATTTAAATCAAGCATTATTTTTTCTCCTTTTCGCTAGATTTGATTTGATTTGGATCAACAAAATTTAAATTCTTTTCTTCTGTTGTCCTTCCGCTAATTTTAGCCAATAACTTACCAAGATGTGGCTCTTCAACTACTTCAAGTTGACCAGACCTATCTTTTGCTGGATAACCCCATTGGTTAAGTGTTTGGCAGATAAATGCCCTATAAGGACCATGCTCTTCACTTGGCATAATTGCCATAGTAATAACTTCATCAACAATTCCCGGCAATTCTCTGCCAGTCTTTGAGCCTTCAATTTGAAGTTCATACATAGTTCTTCCATAATCATCTACCTTTTCATCAAGAATGCCAACAAAGATAACATTCTTTGATCTGATGTGTTGCAAATGAGTAAGCCAAGCCATCATCTCACGACCTTGCATACCATATACAGCCCTTGTATCAATCTTTCCTGTCCTGTCAGATTTGTTATCTGCATGACCAAGGCAATATTGAAAACACAAACGACCAGCAACTGTGATACTATCTACAAAGACACTATCGTACTTCTTCATCATCTCAATTGAATCTCCATACATCTGTGAAACTCTTTCGTATTCCACATTGCTATATGGTTGATCTGATGTTAAAGCAGGATTAGGACCACCTAAAAAACAAGCAAAATCTCTGCATTCTTCCCAAGTTTTAGGGCGAATAACATCAACTGGCCATTTTTCAATAGCGGCATCTCCTGCCTCTAAATCCATAAATAAAGTTGTGTCTGGATCAAGAGTGCGGGCAAGAGTCGTCTTACCCACACCACTTGCACCACAAACAACAATCTTATGTCCTTTTTTCTCTGCTAATCTTTCATCAGCAGAAATAATTTTAAGAGCCATTAGTAGCCTCCGTAATATCCACAGAAGTTCCTGTAAGTTCTACAGTTCTGTGTTGTTGTAATTTATCCTTTACCGCAGGAGGTGCATTGTTATACTTACGCTCATCAACACCATAGGTGATTCTAGCATAATGCCTTGCTTCATCTGGTTCCATTTCTGTCAACGCAATTGCAAGACCTTCTTGATTCCAAGTCACTTTCTGCTTTAAAGAAACCTTAACTTTGAAACCTTGATCATTAAATGTCACAGTTCCATAGTCTTTGCCATCTTCATTAAGCTTGTTTCTGGCACTATTGCCAAATCTAATAGACAAGTCCTCATTCAGAGTAGCTTGTTTTTTCTTTAGTACCTCAATTTTCTTCTTCAAATCTTCACGATACTTAAAGACATCTGCCATAGGCATATGTAAAAAATCTAAATCCATGATAAAATCCTTTCTCAAATATTTAATAGACACTAGATACCTACAAGATAGGCATACATAACCTAAATGTCAACAAGGAATATTATTTTTTTTTAAATGATAGGTGAATATCTATATTATGAATGGCTTTCATCATCTTCTTTTTTAGCTTAAACTCTGGTGTTTGAACACCTTTTGCATCTTCTACAATTTCTTTATGTGTGCCATCTTCTTCATGCAATAAATATTGAAAATCAGCTATATAATCACAAATTTTTTGTCCATTAATGTCTAATGAAAACCTTATTTGTCTTTCTAATTGTGTAACAACACCAGCTCTTTCCATAGCTTTCAATTGTCCCCATCGCTCTGCCTCCCACCTAGAATCAAACTTTAAACCCATAGCTATCGTTTTTTTTGCAAAAAACTTGTTGGGTCTTCGTGTTTTATTGGGTATAATTGGGTATTTATAGGTCGCCATAGGGGGTAGTATAATGACAGATATATCAAAATTCAAGTCAATAGGAATAGATGTAGAAACATTTAAAAAATTAAAAGTTATATGTGAGGCAGAAAGAAGAAATGTTCGTCAACAAATAGGACTAATGGTTGATAAAGAATACCCAAAATACGATAAAAAGGATAATGTTACAAATTTAGGATTAGGTACTCTCGACCGCACTCATTCTTGAAATTAGGCGATTCGCTCTATTTGTTACTTGCTTATGCCATCTAGAATCTTCCATTTGAACTGCACACTCTTGCCAATCGTTGTTTGCTATCGCTGCATGAAATTTCTTAAATCCACTTAATCTTGGCCTGCCCATGTTAAACATCATGTTAGCACAGATTTTTTGCACTTCTTCTGGTAGTTCATCAAAGTTATCAAACAATTTTTTGCACTCTGATATTGTAACTTGAATATCTTGGTCAAATAATTCATTAACTCTTTCTTCAGATATTTCTGTACCAACTGGTAGCCCATGTTCTGGATCAGATTCTTGTATAAGGTGGCCGATTCCCGTCGTTGGCAAAGAAAGGTGGTCTAAATAAATTTCGTATTTAACACCTTCATCTTCTTTTAATTCTTCTCTTAATTCATCTATATTCAATTTTGTAACCCCTCTTGTAAACTTTGAAATAATGGATCTGCTGGCTTTCTTCTTGCGGCAATTGCAGCATCAGATGGATTTAGGCCTAATACAGAGGCAGTCCCTGGATTTGTAACATCTATTTGACCAACATTTGTTGCTGGATTTACTGCTTGTATGCCTTTTAATTGACCAGTTGTATTAGCAGCAACATTGCTTACAGCTTGATTTATACCAGTATTTTCTGCAATTGCTTTTACTTGATCTGATGCCTCGTTTACATTTTCTTGAATTGATTGTGTAACAACTTGTCCAGGGCGAAAAGCATTAGACACAGATTCTAAAAATGCTCGTTTATCTGCAACAGTTGGACTTGCATTTTTTTCAAGTTTTTTGGCAGCATCTACTATTTCTTTCATAGCTTTTTTGCCAGTAAACATTTGACCAAGAACAAACATTTTTGCAATTCT